CACTAAGAGTATACTGGAAAGATATTCTAATTAGCTAAATATGAAACCTAGAGGTTTAGGCGATAGTATAGCTAACTTCACACAAAAAACAGGAATTAAGGCTGCTGTGCAGAGAATAGCAAGTAGCCTTAATAAACCCTGTGGATGTCAGCAAAGACAAGACTATTTAAATAAAAAATTTCCTTACAAACAATGAAAATAAGATTAGGTAACGGTTTTAAAATAAACCCTCCATTTAAAGGTGATAATACACCTATATACGCTACCGATCTTGAAGAAGGAGTTTTAGGTAAAGCAAATAATAATGGTACTATATTAGTATCAGATAAGATAACCGATCCAGAAGAAAGGCGAAGCGTAATAGAACATGAAAAAGTTCACATAGATCAAATGAAGCGAGGTGATTTAGACTATGATGAAGACTTTGTTTATTGGAAAGGTAAAAAATATTCACGAGACGATATGAAAGAAGGCGCTCAAAACTTACCATGGGAGGCCGAAGCATACTCAAAAACAGATCCATTTGAAAAATATTAATTATGGGATATAGACAACACAACAATCCATTTAGCAAAAGCATTAGTCCTTTAAAACACAATGTGACTGATAGATCAGGTAATCCCTGGGAGCATGTGCATGACGGTAGAACTGTTACTGGCAAAAGACAATTTAGAGAAATAAAAGGACAAAGCACATTTGGTCAAAAGGCTGATAAAAAAGTAAGAGGAAGAACTGAAAGAGAAATAGCTATGGAATATGCTAATCAGTTAGCGGATTATTATAACCAAGGAGCTATAACTGGCGGTAATTTTAGAGCTGATGATTTTGATAGAATTAAAAACTTTAAAAGATCTAAAAAACAAAGAGGTTTTTTTGGTAGATTAACTGGTATAGATATTTTTAGAGATCAACATGGAAGAGTTGTAGTTGATACAGGTAAAAGAGGTAAATCAATAGGTGGAACAAATCAATACAATGTTCAACAAGGTGAGTGGGACAAAGACTCAAAAGCTTTTAAAAATATACCTGAAGAACAAGTCACGGCAGAACAGATATATGAAATGATGGTAGAAGGTGGAGGACTAGTTAGTATTGTAGACGGTAAAATTGTAGCTGGAAATCCTAATAAAGATTATATCATGAAGGATTACACAGGAGAAGGTTATGATGCTGTTCCATTAGGTTACACTATAGTTGATGATCAAAGATCAGATCAACCTAAAAAGAAAACTGTAGCTGAACTTCTTCAAGAAAGAAAAGAAAGAAACAATCCTATAAACATGATGAAAAATAGTCCTCTTAATACAAATCATGGTCTTGACACAGATCAAAGATCAGAAAATGAGCAAGAGGGTTATGACTATGTATACAGACCTGACGATGCTGTAACAACTACAGAAAGAGTTGAATTAGAAGATGGTGGGTTTAAAATTGTAACAAAAATAGTAACACCAGGAACTGGAACTCAAATTATAGAAGAACCGGGTGATAGTGGTGGTGATGGTGGTAGTAGTAGTGGTGAAGGTTTTTATAATCCTGCTTTACCTGATCAAACATGGGACGAATGGGTTGAAGCACCTTGTCCTTCACCAGGAAAAGACAGACAACCTGGAGACAAATATTGTCCACCAAAAACTGACGAAGTAGAAATAGTTAATGTATCAGAAGAAGTATTCCCACCAGAACCACCACCAGTAGAAGAAACAGAGGATTCAGGTCCACCACCTTTAGATTTAGGTGTAAGTGGAGTTTCAAAAATACGTGGAGGTGATTTTAGATTTCATATACCTGATATTGATTTAATGGGTGGAATTAGAGCAGTTATTGATGGAGTAGTATTTACCAATAAAGGTAGATGTAAATCTGGATGTGCAACTAATAAAAACAGTTAATGTCAAAGAAACCATTTAAAAACACAACCGTTGGGCAATTATTGCTTGGCGCAGCAACTGTAATAAATCCTACATTAGGAAACGTATTACAAGGCGTAACATCTCCTAAAGAAGCGATAGCAGAAATAGCTAAGTCAGATGTTTCTTTAGATGATAAAATTAAATTACAACAATTAATATACGAACAACAGAACAAAGAAATAGAAGCAATAACATCAAGGTGGAATGCTGATTCTTTGTCCGATTCATGGCTTTCGAAAAACGTACGCCCACTTGTTTTAGTATGGTGTATTGTTGTATTTTCTTTTGCAGGTATATTAGATAGCGTAGAGAGTATACCGTCTACAATACATGAAACTTGGAATGATACTTTTGAAAAAGTTATGATGTCAGTAATCTTAGCCTATTTCGGTGGACGTACGACAGAAAAAGCAACAAGTGTATTTAAAAGTAAAAAAGTATAATAATAAGTAATTATACACTTAGAAATTAAATTAAATTAAATATTATGAAAAAATTATTATTAAGTATAGCTATGCTATTTAGCATTGCTATGTACAGTCACGATTTAAGTGACAAATTAAGAGGAGCGTGGTCTAGTGATAGAACTAGTTATTATGTAGTAATATTACATAATGACACGACAGGATATGAATTAGTTAATTTTTCTTTTACAGAAAACCAAACATTGGAAGAAACTGTAATAGAAGAGGGTGAAGACTATATAAAAACTAGATTATATAATCCTATTAACAAATTTGAAACTTTTGTTACATATACTTTTATAAACGGAGAACTACATTGTAGATTTGAAGGTAAATCAACTGAGGTTACTGTTTACAAAAAGTATTGGTTAATGACAAATTAAATTAAATAAAATGGCAAAAATAACAAAAGAAGAATTAGAAAAAGTTGTAGGTTTTCAAGACAAACTATATAAAGTTACAACTGATATAGGTATTTTAGAAGCACAGAAACATGCATTATTACATGATTTAGCTGCTATTAATAAAGACACTGAAGATTATAAAAAAGTATTAGAAGATAAATACGGATCAATTAATATAAATTTAGAAGACGGTACGTATACTGAAATAAAGAAAGATGAATAATGTAATAAGAAAGATCAGTATAGGTTCTGACTATAAAAATGATGCAATGCATTATTCTTTAGGTCAACAAGTTTATGGTGGTCACGATATATCTCACATCTTGTATGATGAAAAAGATAATTCATATAATATTTACATAAAGAAAAACAATGAAGTATTACCATGGAAGAAATTTAATTCTAACATGGCTATATCAATTGAATATGATTTAGAATATTAATGAATAGTTTATATGATTTTATAGTAAAGCCTATCGGAGAAGGTAGATATAATAATAGTAAAAAAATAGGTGAAAAAGAATTAATTTTAAATACTAAAATTGAGTCTTGGAAGTTTGTTAATAGATTTGCTAAAGTTATATCTACACCGTTGGCTATTACTACTAATATAAAAAAAGGCGATACTATAGTTGTACACCAAAATGTATTTAGAAGATTTTACAATATGCAAGGTAAACAAACTAATAGTAGATCTTTTTTTAAAAATAATTTATACTTTGTTTCACCAGATCAAATATATTTATATAAAAATAAAGGTGAATGGCAAAGTTTTGGTGATAGATGCTTTGTAAAACCAATAAAAAATTCTGATGATATAAGAAACAGAAAAGAACAACCTTATGTTGGTATACTAAAAATAAGTAATAATAAGCTAGAGGCATCTAATATTAACCCAGGTGACATGATTGGGTTTAAACCTGGCGCTGAATGGGAGTTTTTTATAGACGATGAGCGTCTTTATTGTATGAAATCAAATGATATTGTAATTAATTATGGACACAAAGAAGATAAAGAAGAATATAATCCAAGCTGGTCGTATAGCAGTTGACGAGTTAATTAAAGTTGCTAAAGAACCTATTATTGATTTTGGTCCTGATATATCTGCTGATAGATTAAAAAATGCAGCAGCAACTAAAAAACTAGCAATATTTGACGCGTTTGAAATATTATCTAAAATAAATGAAGAAGAAAATATTATTGAAGGTAAAGTAGAACAAGAAACTAAAAAGCCAAAAGAATTTAAAGGCTTTGCAGAAGGAAGATCAAAATAATGTATCAACAAAGTTTATATAAAGTATTAGACAATCATATTAAACCTAAAATTCTCAAGAAAAATAATAGATATAAAAAATGGGAATATGGTTATAATATAGAACATGATGTTGTAATTATAAGCAAGACAGGTGAAATAGGTGATATAATAGAAATACAAAATTCAAAAATAGCTTTACCTAAAGCTAAAAATATTCATAAATTTGAATCAGATAAATTTGAATACACGCCTCTGCCTAAAGAATTAAAAAGAATTAAAACGATATTTGATTGGGAAGAATATCCGTTAGACTTTAAAGAAACATGGTATGATTACATTGATAAAGAGTTTGCTCGTAGAGAAGAAGGTTTTTGGTTTTATAATAAAGGCAAACCTACTTATCTTACTGGCACTCATTATATGTACCTGCAGTGGTCCAAAATTGATGTTGGGAAACCAGACTTTAGGGAGTCAAATAGATTATTCTTCATTTTCTGGGAAGCTTGTAAGGCAGATTCACGATCCTATGGGATGTGTTACCTTAAGAACAGGCGTTCCGGGTTTTCTTTCATGGCCTCAGGAGAGGTGGTTAACTTGGCAACCATATCAAGTGACTCTAGGTATGGTATATTATCCAAGTCTGGACCTGATGCTAAGACCATGTTCACAGATAAGGTGGTACCCATATCGGTTAATTACCCCTTCTTTTTCAAGCCGATACAGGACGGTATGGACAGGCCCAAGACAGAACTCGCCTACCGTGTCCCCGCAAGTAAGTTCACCCGACGTAAACTTACCGCAAACGAAACCGCGCCCGAATTACAGGGTCTTGACACGACCATCGATTGGAAAAATACCGGCGACAACTCCTACGATGGGGAGAAACTCAAACTCCTCGTTCATGACGAGTCCGGCAAGTGGGAGAAGCCGAACAACATCCTCAACAACTGGAGGGTTACGAAAACCACATTAAGATTAGGTAGTAGAGTTATTGGTAAATGCATGATGGGTTCAACGTGTAACGCGTTAGATAAAGGTGGTGATAATTTTAAAAAATTATATTATGACTCAGATGTCACAAAAAGAAATGCGAATGGACAGACTCGTTCGGGACTCTATTCTTTGTTCATTCCTATGGAATGGAACTACGAAGGATACATTGATTCTTATGGAATACCTGTATTCGACACTCCGACCGACCTTATTAAAGGACCGCACGGAGTACCTATAACTTTAGGGGTTATAAACTATTGGCAAAACGAAGTTGATGGATTAAAAGATGATCAAGACGCTTTAAATGAATTTTATAGACAGTTTCCTAGAACTGAAGAACATGCATTTAGAGATGAGGCTAAATCATCATTATTTAATCTTACAAAAATATATGAACAAATTGATTGGAATGCTGAAACAAGAGACGTACCTGTTACACAAGGTAATTTTCAGTGGGTAGGAGGTATAAAAGATACTTCAGTTATATTTGTTCCTCAAAATAATGGTAGGTTTTTTATATCATGGACACCGCCTGTATCATTACAAAATAATGTAATACATAAATTAGGTAAAAAATATCCAGGTAATGAACATCTTGGAGCTTTTGGTTGTGATAGTTATGATATATCAGGTACTGTTGACAAGCGTGGTTCTAAAGGATCTTTACATGGTTTAACTAAATTTAGCATGGAAGATGTACCACCAAATCATTTCTTTTTAGAATATATAGCTAGACCACAAACAGCTGAGATATTTTTTGAAGATGTACTTATGGCTTGTATATTTTATGGTATGCCAATATTAGCAGAAAATAATAAACCTAGACTATTATATCATTTTAAAAGGCGAGGTTATAGAGGTTATGCAATGAATAGGCCAGATAAAATATATAATAAATTATCAGTAACAGAAAGAGAGATTGGTGGAATACCTAACTCTAGTGAAGATATTAAACAAGCACACGCTGCTGCAATTGAAAGTTATATAGAAACATATGTTGGATTACGTAGTGATAATACATATGGTGATGTATATTTTCAACGAACATTAGAAGACTGGGCAAAATTTGATATAAATAATAGAACTACGCATGATGCTTCTATTAGTTCAGGATTAGCGATTATGGCTTGTAATAAAAACAAATATAGACCCGTTCCTAAAATTGTAAGACAAAACTATGATTTAGGAATAAAAAAATTTGATAATAGTGGGTTGTTATCTAAAATTATAGATTAAATGAAAAGTGTATACACAAATGGTAATAGTATTTTTCCTAGCCAAGTAGTTAGTGACGCAGAAAAAGCCAGTTGGGAATATGGTGAGAGAGTAGCTCAAGCTATAGAACAAGAGTGGTTTAGTCAAGGTAGAACAAATGGTAATAGATATTTGACTACTTGGAATAACTATAATAGATTAAGATTATATGCAAGAGGTGAACAACCTACTCAAAAATATAAAGATGAATTATCTATTAATGGTGATTTATCATATTTAAATTTAGACTGGAAACCAGTTCCTATTATTTCTACGTTTGTAGATATACTTACTAATGGTATTTCTAATAAAGAATACGATATAAATGCTTTTGCACAAGATCCAGCATCCATACAAAAGCGAACTAACTATGCAGAGTTGTTAGCTCAAGATATATTTGCTAGAG